CGCGATCAAAAGAGCCCGACGTTCGCTTGGGAGCTCTGCCTGCCAGACACGTGCTTGGTCGTCGTAGAGCGCCAACGCTTGGCGAAGAATGCCCGGATCGATGTCGAAACCCGCTTCCGCGCTCGGCGCCGGGTCCGGTTTCGCGGCTTTCGGAGCCGACGGGTCTAGCCAGTCAGTCGTCTCGTCACCAAGCTGTTCAACGGAAAGGCCGAATGCTTTGGCGATGTTGGTGGCGTACTTTGAGCGAGCGGAGTTGCGCAATTCTAGGGCGCTAATAGTCCCGACATCGACGCCGCTAGCTTCTGAAAGCTGCTCGAGCGTCATGTCCAGTCTTTCTCTGTAGTACCTGATTCGCGATCCCAGTGCCATCTAGCTAGTTAAACACCTGTAGAACGAGGGGCCAACTACATGTGTAGAAATGGCTTGCGCCAAAATTTCTACACTCGTAGAATTTGAGGCCATGACCAAGATCGCTGAAGCTATCGAACTGCTCGGAGGCCCCGCCAAAGCGGCAGGACTGCTGGGCAAGTCGGTCCAAGCCTGGTGTTTCTACCGGGATGGCGACCGCCGGATGCCAATGGACCTTTGCGCGCAGGTCTCTCTGACCTTGGACGGCGCAATAAAGCCTTGGGAAATCGACGCTGACTACGACTGGGCCAGCGTGCAGCGCGCGCTCGGCGACGCGGCTGTGCCGGGGCAGGGCGCTCAAGCATGAGCACTCCGCTCTCCCGTCGCGCCAGCGGCCACCCGCTCGGCAAGTGCGACAACGAAATCAAGGCTCCGATCCCCGAAGCGCTCGCGGAAATGATCCGTGCATACGCCTCGGAGCGTGACAAGACGCTCTCGGAGGCGGCGCGCGATCTCTTCACTGATCTCATGTGCGGCGCGCTCTTCGGCGTCCGGGCAAAGCTCGGCATCGCGGAGGGGAGTGCGCCCATCTCGCTCGAGCAGGCGCTCGATGCGCTCGCGATGCTCCACGGCATGAGTCGTGACGAGTACCAGCGGGAAGTTCTCAGGGCGCATGTGTTCGGCATCCATACGCCCAGTCTGGCTCAGGGTCTGAGCCACTTACAGGGGAGGAATCGGGCATGAATACCTTCTTCGTCTGGCTGGACGGACTGACGCCGCTCGCGTTCGTCCTGTTGCTCGTCGGTTTCTGGGCGCTCGTGTGCGCCGCGCTGCACTGGCTCTGGCGCGATGTGACGCAGGCCGAGCGCGATTCAAACGAGATGGTGAAACGCGCGGCCGGACACGATCCCCTCTACGGACTGACGCAGGAGCGCGCGCGGTGGAGCAGGTAGCGCTCTTTGCCGGTTGGCAGCCGAGCGGGCTTGATCTCAAGTTCGCCGGCCAGAAGCTCCCCGCCGCGAACAATCTCGACTGGATGGATGAGGCGTCCGCCTTCCTTCGGACGTGGTGCGCCGCGCGTCGCCGGAAGTGTTTCGCCTTCGAAGAGTTTCGCGAGTGGGCGATCGAGCACGGCCTCGGCGAGCCGCTCACGCATCACGCGTGGGGTGTCCTGCCGCGGCGCGCCGTCGCGGAGAAGCTCATCGAGTCCACCGACATGTTCCGGCCCGCGCGCTCTGCTCGCACGCACTCCCATCCGGTCCGACTCTGGCGGGTGCTGTGATGGTGATCGTGGATTTCACTCTAGCCGACGAGAAACGCCCTCGGAGGCCGTTTTCCCGCGGCTGTTTTGGAGCAGGGCACTGCGATGCTGTGCAGGTCGCCAACTCAGGAAGGTCATCTCGATGACCGCGCAGATCATGAGACTCCTGCCTCCGTCCGCACGCGCTGATGCACTGCTTGAACTCGAGATTCGCTTCGTGACGCTGCGCCTCCAGCGTTCGATCGATCCGCGCGTGCGTCGCGTCCTGGCCGACGCGCAACGCCAGTTGGTCGCGCTGCGCTCGCCGGCGCAGGTGGCACGGATGGAAGCTGAGAAGGGGCTGAACTGATGGCCGCTATCGAATGGCTCCGTCTGTGGCACGACATGCCGAACGACCCGAAGTGGCGCACCGTCGCTCGCGTGTCGGGACAGCCGATTGCACTGGTTTTGGCTGTCGCGGTGCACTTGTTCGTTGATGCGTCACGAAATGTCACGCGCGGTCACGTCGTAGTCACGGCGGAAGACGTTGCAAGTGCGCTCGACGTGACAGACGACGCTGTAAATCAGATTTTCGGGGCCATGCAGGGCCGCGTCATGGATGGCGACCGCTTCATTGCGTGGGAAAAACGTCAGCCGAAGCGCGAGGACTCAGGCAATCCGGAAACCGGCGCCAAGTCAGCAGCAGAGCGCAAGCGCGAGCAACGCGAGAGGGAGCGGAAGGAGAGGGAGTCACAGGGTGTCACGGACGGTCACGAAACGTCACTCACAGATACAGATACAGAGACAGATAAAAACAACCCTTCGCTTCGCTCAGGGGCCGATGCATCGGCCGGGCAGGGCGAGGCGCCGACCGATCCTGATGATCCCGACAAGGCCATCCATGCGCTCGTCTGGGAGCAAGGCCTTCCTCTGCTGACTGCCAAGGGCGTTGCGGACCGCAGCGCACGCAGCCTGCTTGGCAAGCTCTGCAAAGCCGCAGGCGATCTCGAAGCGCTCGCCGTTGTCGAGGCGATGCGCGAAGCCGATCCCGGTGCGCCGGCGTCGTGGCTCTCCGCAGCGATCAAGGCACGCGAGAAGGCCAACGCCGGAAGCTCCTTCGGCGACTTCCTCGCTGCTTGCCGCGCCGCGGACGAGAAAGCGATCTCCGACTACATCCCGCTGCTGACCTACGTCGAAGCTGTACGACTGCCCCGCGAATTCCTCGAGATCGCCTGGGCCGAGTTCAAGCGCCGTCACCTGCCGGGCGGCGCCTGGGAGAAGACACGGCGGGAGGACTGGCGCCGGACGTTCCGGATCGCCGTCGAGACGAACGCGCTGCGGCTCTGGACGCTCGACGCAGCCGGTGAATTCATCCTCACTAGTGTTGGGCTACAGGCCGGAAGGGCTGCCGCATGACCACCGCGCCATTCACCCTGCACTTGGGCGACTGCCTCGAAACCCTCAAAGGCATGTCCGACGACAGCGTCGACAGCATCGTGACGGATCCGCCCTATGGGCTGAGCTTCATGGGGAAGCGCTGGGACTACGACGTGCCGAGCGTCGAGATTTGGGCCGAGTGCCTTCGCGTGCTGAAGCCGGGCGGTCACCTTCTCGCGTTCGCCGGCACACGCACGCAGCATCGCATGGCCGTGCGCATCGAGGATGCGGGCTTCGAGATTCGCGACATGATCGCGTGGCTCTATGGCAGTGGCTTTCCGAAATCGATGGACGTGAGCAAGGCGATCGACAAGGCGGCGGGCGCCGAGAGGACGGAAGCTGCCGGCGTGAAGCCGGGGCACGAGGGGTTCGTCAATCGCGCCGACGCGCACTCCGCCGGCGGAAGGGCTGACGGATGGGATCGTCCGTGGAAGGATGATCCTGAAGCCGTAGTGCGCTCGCACATGATCCTGGCTCCCGTCACCGACGCAGCCCGCCAGTGGCAAGGCTGGGGCACGGCGCTGAAACCCGCGCTTGAGCCAATCACCGTGGCACGCAAACCGCTCGCCGGCACTGTCGCAGCAAACGTCCTTGCGCATGGAACCGGTGCGCTGAACATCGACGGATGTCGCGTGCCGTGCGCCGGCTCCAGCGACGAACAGGGCTATCGCGAGAAGTGCGCAAGCGTCGTCGGGCTGGATTCGAACCGCAACGGCGCCGCCTACGGCGAGTGGAATGGAGAGCGCCAAGACAGCGCACACGGTGCCGGTCGCTTTCCCGCCAATGTCATCCACGATGGGAGCGCGGAGGTCGTAGCACTTTTCCCCGACAGCAACGGCGCCGGCGGAAGCGTGCCGCAAACGAAGGTCACTGGCTACGGCGGCAACATCGGCAGCGGCGAGTCCGCGTACCTCGGCGGCGATCGCACGAAGGTCGTCAGCGGAAGCGGATCAGCGGCGCGGTTCTTCTACTGCGCTAAAGCGAGCCGCGCAGATCGCAATGAGGGGCTCGGTTGCGGCAAGGAGCCGGCGGTCAGTACTCGCGCGACGATGCGCGAGCGTGAGGACGCCGACTGGCCTGCACGTAACGGCAACCATCACCCGACGGTTAAGCCGACCGCGCTCATGCAGTACCTGTGCCGACTGGTGACGCCGCCGGGTGGTGTTGTGCTTGATCCGTTCATGGGCAGCGGAAGTACCGGCAAGGCATGCATGCGCGAAGGGTTTCAGTTCGTCGGCTGCGAGTTGTCGCAGGAGTATCTGGGGATCGCACGCCTACGCATTGCGACAGAGCTTGCAAAGCATGAGGTCGCTCCGAAGGACGGTGAGCCGGTGCAGGTAAGTCTCTTCGAAATGGCGGCAGCATGAACCCACAAGACCTGGCGATTCCCCCGCATTCGATCGAAGCGGAGCAGAACCTGCTCGGCGCGCTGATGCTCTACAACGCGTCCATCGACGCGCTGCCCACTGCGCTCGATCGGCGCGCCTTCTACGTCACCGCGCATGCACAGATCTTCGATGCGATTCGCGCACTGATCCACGAGGGCAAGCCGGCGGACATCCTGACGGTGTTCGACGCGCTGCAGGCGAACGGCACGGCCAAGGAGGTCGGCGGGCTCGCGTACCTCGCCGAGATCGCGAACTGCACCTTCAGCGCCGCGAACGCGAAGCGCTATGCCGAGATCGTGGTCGAGCGCGCGCAGTTGCGGCGCCTCATCACTGCCGGCGACCAGATCACCGCGCTCGGTTTCTCGCACGACGGCAACTCGGCCGCGGCGAAGGTCGATCAGGCGCTCGCCTTCGTTCATGCGATCGCCGACAACCGCGACGACCAGAAGCCGCAGGAGGCTCGCGCGCTCGCAATGGCCTTCGTCGATCGGCTGCAGGCGCGCTACGACGGCGCCGAGGATCGCTCCGTCGTGAAGACCGGCATCCCGACACTCGATCGCGAGTCGCTCGGCGGGCTCGAGCGTCAGCGCGTGTATGTGCTCGCCGGTCGTCCTGGGATGGGCAAGAGCACGCTCGCGCGCCAGATCGGCGAGAGCGCGGCGAATCTTGGCAACCCGGTGCTGTTCTGCTCGCAGGAGATGCCCGGTCAGGAGGTGTTCGGCGGACTCGTGTCGAGCGTCGGGCGCATCGATCGCAACCGGCTCAAGACCGGCCAGCTGACCGACGACGACTGGCACAACCTCACGGGCGTCATCGGCCGGCTCAACGATCTGCCGCTCTGGATCGACGAGCAGCCGTCGCTCTCGTTCGAAGCCGTGGCGGCGAAGGCGCGGCAAGTGAAGCGCGAGGCGAAGGGTCTCGCGATCGTCATCGTCGATTACCTGCAGCTGATGGTCGGCGAGGGCGAGAACCGGAACCTCGAAATCGCGGGGATCTCCGGTGGTCTCAAGCGCCTTGCGATGCAGATGGATGTCGCAGTGCTCGTGCTCTCGCAGCTGTCGCGTGATGTCGAGAAACGGGCCAACAAGCGGCCGGTGATGTCGGACCTGCGCGACTCAGGCGCCATCGAGCAAGACGCAGATGTGATCTGGGCTGTGTATCGCGATGAGATCTACCGGCCGGACAGCCCAGACAAGGGAACGCTGGAACTCGGCTGGCTCAAGGACCGCGTCACCGGCAAGGTCGGATCGGTCTCGCGCTTCACCTGGCGCGGCGAGTTCTCGCGTGTCGATGAGTACGTGTCGAACGGCTCTGCCGACGACGCGCCGCGGCAGCGCGTTCGCTACTCGGGGCTCGACTGATGAGCGCACTGCACCGCGAATTCGTGTTGAACGGGCCCGAGGCTTGGAAGTTGTGCGTCGCATTCGTCAAGGGCAACGCCAAGGCGATGAACGACCGCGAGTCGCCCCTGCGCGTGATCGTCACCACCGCCGAAGCGAAGCGCCGCGACGAGCAGAACAGCGCTTACTGGAAATACGTCGTAACGCCCATCGCCGAACAGGCGTGGGTGAACGGTCGCCAGTTCAGCAAGGACGTGTGGCACGAGCACTACGCCGAGAAGTTCGCGGCGAAGGTCGAGTTCGTGCTGCCAAGCGGGGAGATCCGCTCGCGCCGCAAGAGCACGACCGAGATGGGCGTCAAAGAGTTTGCCGAGTACGTGCAACGGGTTCGGGCGGATGCCGCGACCGAGCTCGCTGTCATCTTCGAGGAGGATTGAATGCTGTTGATCGGACTGGATCCGGGTGTGAAAACGGGCTACGCGGAGTGGGATGACGCGACCGGGCAGCTCGTCGAAGTGGAAACGCTCAAGGTGCATCAGGCGATGCAGCGCATCACCGAGCACTACGCCGCCGGGCGCGTGACCCGCGTCGTGTTCGAAGACGCGCGGCAGCGCAAGTGGTTCGGCAGCCGCGACCGCAACCAGGCGAAGTACGGCGCCGGCGTGCGCGAGGGCGCGGGCAGCATCAAGCGCGACTGCACGATCCTCGAGGACTTCCTGACCGACCTGGGCGTCAGTTTCACCGCACGTGCACCGGCCGCGGGCGCGACGAAGTGGGACAGCGTCTATTTCGCGCGCGTCACGGGCTGGAAGGGCCGCACCTCGGAGCACGCACGCGACGCGGCGCTGCTCGTCTATCGGAGTCGTGCGTGAGCGAGTGCCCGAAGTGCTTCGATCCGCGTGACTGGGAGGCGTATCAGCGCCTCTGTCAGGAGAGCGGCTGCGAGTGGGATGCCTCGCGGTATTGCCGCGACTGCAACCAGGCCACGAAGGAGCGACGCGTCGCTGAAGGCCGGTGCGAGCACCCCGAAACGGTCTTCGTCCTGCGCCGCGGTGAGTACGTCGGACTGCGTGCGGACGATCCGGGCTGGCGTGCAGCTGTCGTGGGGAACTACGCGGGCACAGGCCTCAAGAGCAAGGTGAATTTCATCGCGCCGGCTGGCCGTGACGCCGTTTCAAAAGCCGCAACCGAGAAGACGAGGAGCAGGGGATGACGACACAACCGAACCGCGCGCGTCACCTGCGCAGCGTGCATGACGCGCTCGATCACATCGACGAACTGCAGGACGTGCTCGAGCAGCTGGAGCCTCGGTATCGCGCAATGGTCGTGCTCTGGACGGGCAAAACCGATCTCGTGCTGCAGGGCGCCGCCGATCAACTCGTCGATGCGGTGATCGCGGCACTGCCGACAGGCATCTACCGCCGGCGGCTCGTGCGCGACGTCATCCTCTGGTGCGTGGGGTACCGGCAGCTTGCGCAGTCGATGCGAGAGATCGTGCTCCGGGCCGAGAAGGAGGCCGATGAAGTCGTGGGGATTGATCAGGTGTTTCGGATGGCCGCGCGTGTGAGCGTCGTGCTGCGCAGCCATCTTGGAGTGCCGGCGTGGAGGGCACTTGAACGAGAGCTTTGCTGCTAGAACCCGAATCTCGAAATATCGCCAAAGCGACTCGCGGTGCCGATCTCCCTAGCTCCCGATTGCGCAATCATGGAGTTCAAGTTGCGGCGGAAATTCTGGAATCTGGACGTCGCTCGTAGCGTCGTCGCTATACACGGCCTGGAACCAAGAGGTGTCTGGAGTGCTGGATTTGTTCTCAAGAATTCGTCTCTGATCCGGCCCCAGAAAGATCGCCCGACCGGTCACCGTGTGACCTGGGCAGCGGACATTCCCATAGAAGTCTGCTGAATTCGCGATCAGGTATATACGTCGAGGTAAGTGATCGCGGTCGTATTTCGAACTCACCAAACCGAGCGCAACGAGTCCAACAAGTACTCCTGATAGTGCAAAAAGTACATCTCCAAGAGCGATCTTTGAGGAATCGAAAAAAAGGCCAGTCACCAAGTAGCGGATCGACGAGATCGAACCGTAGATAAACAGCGCCCAGTACAGCTTCTTCCCCATCAGGAAGATCTCAAGAAACGTCAGAATACGAAACGTATTGGGAACAGCTGACGCATCTAAGCCGAATACGCGATTGATCTCATCGGCGGCATCGACGGATGCAGCGATTGCTATACCCGCTAACAGGAGTGCCAAAAAAGGCGCAAATGCTGCATCCTTGCGGAATAGCCGAACAACATGGATGTTGCTCAGGTAAAAGACGACGTAAAACACGAGGAAAACCACTCCCGTGCAAACGACATATGACGACAGTTCCCGAAGCAACTTCGATTCGGTGTCAGTGATTAGCCCGGACAGAAAATAAACGATAAGAAGGCCCACTGCACCAAAAATGGCCGCGTAGCCCCGTCTGTCCTCATCGTCCTGTTCAACTCGTTTAACTTCTTCAGTCATTAGCTTGCCGATCGCAATAATAGGGCGGTGGTGAGTAAGGCGATCTCGGCATGGCAAGCGCAGGACAGCGCACTTGGCGATGCCGAGAATTTGTCTGTCAGCGCATAACGTATTGCACCGGCGTGCCGACAAGGGTTAGGTACATGAAAGTGCCGTCCGAGAAGTGTTGGGTCGATGTCGACACCTGAATACCAATGATCGCATTGGCTTCAGGCGGAGCGAACTTGGCAAGGAGTTCAAATGCGACCGCAAACTCATCGGTGTTCTTTGGCTCGATGAGGTTACGGAGAAATCCCTTGTTCGAGATCTCGATCCGGTGGTTGGCGTACACCAACGAGTAAGCTGTCTCGACGACGCAGTTTTCCGGAAGCGTTGGCACTGTGAGTAGGAGCATGGAACTTCCTTCTGTTGGGGGAAGTCCGAATTTGGCTCATAGATTGCGTTGCCGCTTTGCGGTTAATCAGGCCTTGCGGTGACGACCTATTCAATACACGGGCGTCAGTATCTGATCAGGGCGTAATACCCACCGAACGTCACGAGTGCGGCCAGACCCCACGCGTCGAGCATGACAAGGCCGCCGTACTTCCAAGCACAGGCTGCGGTCACGACACCGACTATCGTCATGGCAATGGCGCTCTTGATGGCATGCACCACGTCCAACGACGGCGCCTCCGGGTGCTTCTTGAGCACGTAAATGAAGATCGCAACGAACGGTGCCACCCAGCCGAGGAGGGCCAGAGTTCCTGCTCCGCACGCATTTCCGCAGTGACCGCCCCGGGCAAAACACTCGGACGCCCAACCGGCGCAACAGGCAGCAAACAGTGTCTTCATGGGCTGATTCGCGGGTTCTAGATCGGCGCAGTATCCACCACCACCTACTGATTCCGGTAGGCGATCCAACCTTGTAACTCCACCCTGCCGCAGACCGGCAACTCTCCAGACGATATCCCTGCAATCGCGTCAGCACGGTGTTGGCGCGGCATAGACATTGCGGGGTGCGCGATGGTTATTGATTTAGACGGGGTCGAGAAGATTCAGACCATGACCGGGAAGGTTCGGCGCATCCCGATCATCGACGACGACACGGGCAAGATGATGGTGGGCAATCAGCCGTTTGAGATCGGCGGTTCGCCCTACGGTGCGAATTCGCTGTTCCTGCCGTGCTCGGTTGCGACTGCCAATACTCTGCCGCCGCAGGATGTGACCGGAAACGGCATGCATACGGCGTTCGGTGCCGGTCTCACCGCTGCCGCGTGTTGGGCGACGGCAGGCTTTGCAACGCTCGGTGGCGGCGCCAATCAGTATTTTCAGGAGCCGTTGGCCAACTTCCCTCTCGATCTGGGTAAGGACTGTTTCATCCTTGCAATGCAGATCAACATCGCCACGCCGCCGGCGTCCGGCACTCCGATGTTCATCGGCACGTGCGACCAGACGAGCGGCGCACGCGGCTGGTATCTCGGGGTGAATACCTCGGGCGTCCCGCGGCTGTATGTGAAGGACGCTGCTGCGCCGACATCGCTCCTCGGCGGAGGGCAGATCGCCGACAACACCTGGCATTCGCTCTTCGTGGCCTTTGACGGGCCGAACAAGGCCTTTTTCGCATGGGTCGATGGCGTGCTTCAGGTCGGCATCGCATCCGGCGCCTGGGCTGGAGACCCGAGCAATACGGGCAGCACGTCGGGCCTCACGTTCGGTGCGCAGGCGACGGGCCAAACGGCAGGCGTCGCATCGAAGGTGAAGAACATCGCAGCGTGGCGAGGCGGCAAGTTGCCGATGAACCTGAATGCGCTGGCTGCGGTCTATAGCATGGCGTCGGGTCCGCTGCGCACCACCGACATGGCAATGTGATGCCGACGCTCAAACCAATCGCCGCCGCGCTCCAGCGCATCGGGATCTTCGTCGTCGGGCAGTCGAACGAGACGGGGCAGGGCCTCACGCCCGGATACAACACGGGCTATGGACCGCCCATCGTCGATCCGACCAAGCCGAACGGCCAGGCCGGCAAGCGCTCTTGGTATCCGACGCTCGCGCGGCTGCTGGCCGACAAAGGCGCGTGGTGCGACATCTTCAACTACGCGCTCGGCGGTTCCAGTCTGGTGTTCAGCTGGATCGGATGCATCACGCCCTGGACGAGCGGGATGCTCGTCAAGAAGGGCATGTATTGCCGGTCCTCGGATGGAGGTCTCTGGCGCGCAGATATCGCGAACACCGTCAGCGGCCCGGCGGCCGCCAACGAGCCGAGCGGTACTGCCAACGTCACGGGTGGCGACACCGTTCCTTGGACTTACCTTGGCAGCGCCTCGGGCTATTCGGACGGGGTCGTGTCGCGCAAGAGTCCGCTCTTCGATCCGACCGGAACGCTCGCAGCACTCAAGGCCGCAGCGACGAACTACCCGGGCCGCAAGTGGCTTCAGTTCTCGATTGGTCAGACGGACGCGACGATGTCTTTCCCGGAGAACAAGTCCAAAGTTACGCGTTCGCTCTACGCCGCAGCGATCAGGGAGCTCGCGCAATGGGCGCTCGAGTCGGCCGGCATGGCGAAGGTCTTCATCGGGCACTCCTGCAGCGGCAACTCGACGCTGAATGCCGCCTACGACTCCGTCACGGTACCGGGCACGGCCGACGCGCTGGCGTCGTTCGCCTCGGACCCGCGAGTTGTACCAGGCGCGAACCTGTATGCAGCGCTCGGACCGCTGGCGACCAACGATGCGGCCGGCAACGGCTTGCAAGCTGACGGACTGCACATGCAGGACGCGATGTATGAAGCGTCCGGCGCGGTGTGGGCCGCGGTGATGGCGCCGCATCTCTGATCATGTCCGATCGGGAACGCCTCTCTGATCTTCTGCAGAACGAGGACGCTGTCGCACTCTGGTTCGATCTGACCTTTGTCGGCAGCGTCTGGGATGACCTTGTCGATCGAGACAAGGAAGTGCCGCGCGAAGTGATCAGTGAGGCGTTCCGCATCGCACTCCTGAAGATCCCCACGAATCCCTTCTGGGTCACGCACCGCACGACGCTCCTACCGCTCTGCGCCGCCGGCATCCTCGCCTGGCACGGCGCCAACACGATCGAGATGACGGGCAAGACCGAGCTTCTGCACGTCTCGCACTCGACGCGCTACAGCCTGTGCGATGCGCTGCCTGTCATCTGCGCGATCTGCCGCGGATGGGAATTCGCCCGCGTGCATGCCGCAGAGCTTCGCCTCATGCACCAACGCGACTCGCTCGCGCACTACCTCTCCGAGCACGAGACCGTGCCGTTTCCTTCTATCCACGAGGCCGCATCGTGATTCACTTCGCCCGCCGCTTTCTCAGCCACCAGCACGTCTATCCCTTCGACACTGGAGGTAGTGACGTGCCGGGGCCGGATCCGAACATCGGCGCTGCGGCGCTGAAGAACGCGCAACTCGGGCAGCAGGCGTTCGACTGGTACAAGCAGCAGTACGACGCGGGCGCCGCAGACCGTCAGAAGGTGTCGGACCTGAGCGCTCAGGTGTCGCAGGCGCAGCTCGACGCGATGAAGCAGCAGACGACGCTGGCGTCAGAAGCGGACCAGCGCAACAAGGCCACGTTCCAGCCGGTCGAGGACAAGCTCGTTGGGGATGCGATGTCGTTCGACGGCGAGGCCGAAGGTCGGCGCCTCGCATCCGAGGGCACGGCGAACGTCCGCAACCAGTTCCAAGTTGCGCGCACGAACCTCGGATCGTCGCTCGCGCAGGCCGGCGTCGATTCGGGCTCTGCGAAGGGTCTGGCGCTCATGGGCGATCTGGACCTCTCCGAAGCTGCAGCCACGGCCGGCGCGATCAGCAAGGGCCAGACACAGGGCCGAGAACTTGCGCGCTCGCGTCTCTACGACGCTGCGGCACTCGGCCGCAACCTGCCGGCGCAATCGACCACGAGCACGCAGCTTGCGCTCAACGCTGGCAGCAGCGCGGTCAATACCGCGCAGGTGCCGGGTGCGAACAGCCGAGCCGACTCGACGCTCGTTGGCGCTGGCTACTCGGCCGCGACGTCAGGCAACCGCGACTACATGAACGGTCTCGTGTCCTCGACTCAGCTCGCCCAGAACTCGGCCAGCGCCGGTGCTTCGAACACGAACGGTCTGCTCGGTGGCATCGGCAGCCTCGCCAGTGCAGCCGGCTACATCTGGTCCGACAAGGACCGCAAGCGCGACATCGATGATCTGCCCGACGACGAGCTCGTGCAGGCGGCCAAGGATCTGCGCTCGCCGCGCTGGCGCTACGACGATGAGACGGCCGATCGCGGGTCGCTCATGCATGTCGGCCCGATGGCGCAGGACATGAAGAAGCGCTTCGGCATCGGTACCGGCAAGCAGATGCCGATTCAGGACGTTGCAGGTCTGTCGCTCGCGATGGTCGGCGCGCTAGCCCGTCGCATTGAAGCGGGCGAGAAAGGAAAGCGGGCATGAGCTTTCTCGGACTCGGAGACGCATCGTCGGGCGACAACAGCAAGTCGGCCGTGGCGCGCATCGGCAGCCGCGGCCAGAAGTTCACCGATCCGCTCGCGTGGATCTTCGGCGACAAATACACCGGCGCTCTCGAGGACATCGCCGACAAGTCGAACGAGCTCTTCAGCAAGGTGACGAAGCCCGCCGGCGAGATCGACAAGAAGATCAATCCGGTTCGCAAGATCCCGTTTGTGGACAAGGTAGCGACCTGGACGGAGAACAAGCCCGTTGATACGGCCGCGATCGTTGCGGGCACCGTCGCCGGTGGCGCAGCGCTGGCCGGTGGCGGTGCGGCAGGCGGTGCAGGTGGAGCGGGCGCCGTGACCGAGGGGGCGGGCGGCATTGGTTCCAGCATCGGCGGCCTTGCCGGCGAAACCTCATTCATCACGGGCGCCGGCAGCGGTACCAGCGCGATCGGTGGCGGCGGCCTCGTGTCGAGCGAGGTCGGGCTCGGCACGACCGGAATTGGCACCGGTGGCACCAGCATTGCGACGAATCTCGGCGTTGGCTCGGGCCTTTCTGGTGGCGCATACGGCGCGGGAGCGGAGGCTGCACCTGCTGGCTCCGACTGGGCCGGCGCGCTGCAGAAAGGCGGTGACCTCATGCAGAAGTTCAGCAGGTCGCAAGGCAGCCAGCGGCCTCAGCTCTCCAACGTCAGCGCGATCGGCGGTGACACGCAGGGGACGACAGTCGCGCAGGGCATCACTCGCCTCGACAGCAACGCGATGGGCGACGCCTCGGCGTGGCTGAATCGCTATGGGAGCAACCAATGAAAGGACTGGGACTCGCACTTGCTGCGGCGGGCAACATCGCCGGCGGATGGGTCAATGGTCAGCGCCAGGCCACCGCCGACAAGCGCGTCGAAGATGAAGCGGCGTATCGCAAGGAGGTGCATGACGCGGAGCTTGCGGACGTGCGCCAGAAGCGGGCGATTATGGACGCCGGCGCCACCGATCCCACTGACGGCACGTCGAACCCGGTGACGCTCGCTTCGGTGAGCCCGAAGCTCCCCGGCCAGCTGGAGACCGCAACCGACGCGCCTCCGCCGGGGGCGGGCAGTGTGACGCCGCCGGGTTCAGGCCTGAACAATGCGGAGGACGTTTTCGCGAGCGGCAACGCCATCCTTGGCAAGCTCCGGGCGCAGACGTCGAAAGCGCTGCAACTGGGCCGCGTCGATCTTGCAACGCAGCTGTGGGACACGGGCTCGAAGGTTCGATCGAACCTCTTCGATCGCTCGATGCAAGTTGCCGATCGCCAGTTCGCCGCCACGGGCGACTTCAACGTCTATCGCGATCCGTTCAATAAGTACCTTGAAGACGGTTTCAACATCGACAACGTGGCGCAGCAGCCGGACGGCACCTACACGGTGACGGGCTCATCGTTCGGCCAGAACTTCTCGCGGCCGGGCATGAAGCGCGAGGAGATCGTGCAGATGATCGGCGACGCTCGGAACCCTGGCGCTCGGGCACAGCGTGAGGCTGCGCTCTTCCAGAAGCTGCGAGAGGCGGATATCGATGCCTACAAGGAAGGGAAGGTCGCCCGGGCAAAAGAGGACGCCAAGAACCCTGAGTGGAAGCCGATCGTCGTGAAGGATTCCGATGGCACCGAGCACGTCGTAATGACGAGCAATCAAGGGGGAATCGTTGGTGACGTCTCGAAGGGGCAGGGCGAGCGCCTGAACGAGAAGGAGCAGTCGGGTATCCGCTCGGCCGTGACGATGCTCACTGGCGGCAACGATCCGTTGGGCGACGCAACGGCCGAGGCGAGCCGCACGCAGACGCGTGCCCACGCGACCGAACTCGCCTCCCTGATCCTGCTGCGCGGCCGTCAGACCGAAGGCGGCAAACAACTCGATCCGAACCTCGCCGCACGCTACGCGATCGGCATCGCTGACGGTTCGGTCCAGACGCGCATTCAGGTGAATCCGCAAGGACAGGCCTACGTCGGCGCGATGATCGAAGGCGCCTTCGTGCCGTTCCGTCCCGCCTCGGCTGACGAGGTCGCAAAGCTCGGCCAGGCCGGCAAGCCCGCGCCCGGTCAGCCGGCGAAACCTGCACCGGCCGGTGCACCGCAGAAGCCGTCGCCCCAGAAGCCGGCGCCATCACCATCACTCGTGGTAGCGCCGCACGCTCCGATCCAGTCGCCGACCGGTCTGCCCCCGGGCCTGTCGGTGCCGAACATCAACAGCGCTGATCTCTATCCCGGCGCGAGCGCCCCGAGCGCCAAGGGACCGGGCCTCATGGATGCGATCAGCGAAGCGCATCGCGCGTCTGCCGAATACAGCAGCAATCGATAGCGGAAATCATGGCCGACACTCAACAGTTCGTCGCACTCGTCAATGCAATTCGAGGCCGCGAGTCGAGCGGCAATCCCGATGCCCAGAGCCCGCAGGGCGCGCGCGGCTCGATGCAGATCATGCCGGACACGTTCAAGCAGTACGCCGACGCGAACTGGTCATTCGACAATGAGCAGCAACGCAACGCGGCAGCGATTCGCAAGCTCGCCGACGACTACTCGTTCTACGGTGGCGACGTGCGCAAGACCGCTGCGGCATACCTGGGCGGTCGCGGCGCAGTGCTTGCTGACGGCACGATCCGCAGCGACGTGCGCGACTCGCTCGGCACCACACCTGCCGCGTATTCCGATCAGGTGGCCTCGCGCATGGGCCTTGGCGCCTCCGGCCCCTCGGCCGAGCAGCTCGCTCGCGTGAATGCGAGGCGGGAGCCGGCGCAGAGCACCGCAGGATGGAAAGACCTCGGCGAGATCAAGCTCTTCGGCACTGCGACGCCGGCCGCTCCGGACGCTGCAAAGCCCGGACTGTGGGGCGACATCAAGACCTCCTTGAACCTTGGCGTTCAGGGGCTCGCGCAGGATGCGCGCGAGATCGCGCGGAAGACGCTCGGCGATGGATTCGTCGCGGCCGTTGATAGCGTCGATGAGATGCTCCACGGCAAGAAGTCCGAGGAGTTGCTGCGCGAGAACATCCAGAGGTCGCAGGAAGCGCTCACGCCCGAGATGCGCTCGGCGATGGAAAAGAAGTGGTGGAACTCGGACACCAACTCTTTTGGCGACGCGTTCACTGATCCACGGGCATACCTCGGTGGCGTGGTTCAGTCGATTCCTGGCACGGTGATCACGATGCTGCCGGGCGCGATCCTGGCACGCGGCATGTACGTCACTCGGATGGCCGCGGCCGCGAACGCTGCGCGCGAGGGTGGTCTCGTGGGCGAGGCCGCATCTGCCTTCCTTTCCGATCAGGCGAAGAAAGAGGCCGCACGCGCCGCTACCGCATCGCAGATCGCCGGATCGATCGGCGAAGGCTTGCAAGGCGGTGCGCAATCGAGCCGCGAGGTTCGCGACGCCATCCTTGCGATGACGTCCGAACAACTCCAGCAGCAGTCCGACGCCTACCGAATCCTGATCTCGCAAGGGTTGAGCCCGGAGGATGCTCGCGCGCGCATGGCGAACGACGCTTCCACGCAGGCTTTCATCACGGCAGGCGTCGTGACGGGCGCCTTCGGTGGTGCCGGCGATCGCATGCTCGCGACGGGGATCACGACGGGTCTCAAGGGCAACATTGCCAAGCGCGTTGCAAAGGGCGCAGTCAGCGAGGGTCTCCTCGAGGAGTTCCCGCAAAGCTACGGCTCGCAGGTGGCGCAGAACGTCGCCATGCAGCGGGCGGACCCGAACGTGTCCGCGACGGATGACGCGATGAACCAAGGTCTCGGAGGGCTCGCGGTCGGCGCTGCGATGGGCGGCGGCATGGCTGCACCGTTCAAGGAGCACGGCCACGCCGCGACGCCGCAGCCTGAAGCGGCTCCGTCGCTCGCAACGCAGGGCACTGCGATGATGGATGCCGCAGCGCCGGCAGAGGCTGCACCTCAACCGGCTGTTGCGCCTGCAGATGGTCTGACCGCGCGCGTCGCCGCCGTCACCGGTCTCATGAAGGACAAGCTCGCGATGCGTGACATCCGCGGGCAGGATCCCGAGGCCTATCAGGAGTTCCTCCGCGCGTACCGTATTGCGCTGAATCCTTCGATGGACTCGCTGATTCGCAAGCGCGCGCTTGACGACATCGACGGCTACCTGCAGCGCGCCGGCATGGCGCCGCGCTCGGCGATCGAGAACCCGCCGGCCGTCGTCGCCCAGCCCGACCAGCCCGCCGCGCCTGCGGCCTCGCCGACTCCCGCATTGCCAGCGCCCGATTTCGATCCCAGCGGCACGCTAATTGCCGACGCTGCGGGCAACGTTCGTCCGGCCTATGTGGGCGACGTGCCGCAGACGCTCGAAGGTCAGGTCGTCAGCGAATCGACGCAACCGGTACCGCCGCAGCCGGCGTTCGTTGCCGATGCACAGGGCAATGTCGACAGGCCTGCAGCGATGGATCTGTTCGCGGAGCACAGCGCGCAAGCGCAGCGCCTGCGTACCGCACTCGGCGATCAGCCTGCGGCGCTCCCCGCGCCCGCAATGAGCGACGAGCAGGGCGCGTCCTTGCGTCGCGTCTCGCCCCTCGTCGAAGATGTGCGGCGCCTTCGCAAACAGCAAGGAGTTCCTGATGTCGGCCTACGCGGACGTGATGGAGGAATGGGTGCAGGAGGCGATCGACTCGGGAGCGGTGACGCTCTCGGAGGGATGGGAGATCGGGGTGATGTACGAGATGGCAGCGTGGGAGCAGGAGGACTTTCTCCTGCTGCCGCAACGCCTGAATCCAGCGGCGGCGCGGATTCACCTGCTGGAACTGGAGGTCGAAGCGCCGATGCAGTGATCCCCGAAGCAACGCAGCAGAAGCTCCGCGATCTCGCGCAACTGGTCGGCCAGCCTGAGGGCGAGGCCGTGCGCCGGTACCGCGAGGCGCTTGCGTCTCGTGGTCAGGAATGGGCCGACAAGGCACTCGACAACGGCATCGCCAAGCGCCGGGCGCCGGTGGACGCCGCCGCGCACGAAGCGGCAACGTCGCCGGAGAACGGGCGGCCCGAGCCTTCGCAGGCGCAGAAGGAAGCCGGCAACTACAAGCTCGGGCACGCCAAGGTCGCAGGCTTCGATGTCTCGATCGAGAACCCGCAAGGCTCCGCACGCAGCGGAACTGATCGCGACGGCAAGCCGTGGTCTGTGACGATGAAGAGCCACTACGGCAATCTGCGTCGCACCGAAGGCGCCGACGGTGATCACGTCGATACGTTCGTGAAGCCCGGCACTGAAGCCGAGTATCGCGGCCCCGTGTTCGTCATCGACCAGGTGCACCCGGACACCGGCAAGTTCGACGAGCACAAGGTGATGCTCGGCTGGCGTACCGAGACTGGTGCGGTCAAGGCGTACCGCGAGAACTATGCGCGCGACTGGAAGGGCCTGGGCAAGGTCACCCAGATGACGCATGAGCAGTTCCGCAACTGGCTCAAGTCCGGTGACACGACAAAGCCAGCCGCACTGCCGGCAGATGCTCCGCAACCGAAGGCGAAGCCGCAGGAGGCTACCCGCAGCGAGCAGCGGTCCGATCGTATCGACGACGTCGGCGAGAAGCTCGGCGGCGCACGCAAGGATGTCTGGCGCCAGTTCTCCGCGTCGCTCAACACGCCGCTGCCGGAAGAGCTCTCCGAGATCTCGCTGGCGAAGCACTTCCCTGAACCGAACTACGAGGCCGCGCTGAAGGACGGCGCCAGCATGAAGACGCTCGCGGCCGTGCGGGCGCTACGCGAGCAGATCCCGAGCAAGCCGCGTTCCGAGTGGAAGCTCAAGCGCTGGGTCGAAGATCTGAAGTTCATGCGCACGTTCGCGGGCTCCTTGATCGATGGAAAGCTCTCGATCGATCGCCTGCTGACGGCGCTGCGCCAGTCGCAGGGCTTCGGCCGCGTCGCCGACCGCATCGAGCTCTACGCGGAGCTTGGCTATCCCGACTTCACAAAGGCCGCCGACCTCTCCGTCCGCGGTGGTCGTTTCACGATCCTGGGCGGCGTGGAGTACCCGAAGGGGAAGACCGCCTATGTCGTGTCGGAGAAGGCCCAGCACATTGGCTACTTCGACACCCAGCCTGAGGCGATCAAGGCTGTCCGAGATCGGATCAGCAAGCAGACGCCGGCCGCGCGTGGCGAGACGCAACTCGACATCTACCGCGTCACGCGCACGGGCGACGTCGTTATCGGCAAGAAGGTCGGCCCCGGGAAGTACATCGATCTCAAGGGCGGCTTCAAGCGTCCGGCCGAGGCGAGCAGCTATCTCAAGGAGAACCGCGAGGAACTGCTCAAGCTCCTCGACGAGCGCAAGGAAGTGCCGCCGGAGCGGCGTTCCGTCAATGATCCGCGCGTCGGTGAGGACTATCGGAAGGGGGCGAATGTCGCACCCGAGGACTTCCGCAGCACCTTCGGATTCCGCGGCGTCGAGTTCGGGAACTACGTCGAGCAGGGCAAGCGTCAGCGCGACATCAACAACGCGTTCGACGCGCTCACGGATCTTGCCAACGTGCTCGGCGTGCCGCCCAAAGCGCTCTCGCTCAATGGCGAGTTGGGTCTCGCGTTCGGCGCGCGCGGGCGTGGCGGCAAGAACGCAGCCGCGGCGCACTACGAGGCCGACTATGTGGCGATCAACCTCACGAAGCTCGACGGCGCGGGCTCGCTTGCGCACGAGTGGTTCCACGCGCTCGACAACTATTTCAGCCGGGGGCGCGGCCGCGGTGACGACTTCCTGACGAACAACCCGCGCCAGGTGCCCGACGACACGAGCATCCGACCCGAAGTGCTGCAGGCCTTCGAGGGCGTCGTGAAGGCGATCTGGGGATCCGGTCTGCCGCGCCGCTCTCGCGAACTCGATCAGCGCCGCGCGAAGGACTACTGGAGCACCACGATCGAGATGGCGGCGCGCGCCTTCGAGTCGTACATCATCGACAAGGCGCGCGAGCGTGGCGTGTCGAATGACTACCTCGCGAACATCATGCCGGAGCGCGACTACGGTGAGAGCGGCTCCTACCCGTACCCGACGCGCAAGGACGCTGAGACCATCAACCCTGCATTCGACCGCCTCTTCAAAACGCTGGAGACGCGCGAGACCGAGAAGGGCACGGCGCTCTATTCGAGAAAGGGCGGCGATGACGCTGCATCGAAGCTCTCCGTGGCCGACGTGCGGCGCCTGTCGCCCGAATCGCTGCGCTCGCTGATCGGCTCGCCGAAGCCCCTGTCGACTATCGATACTGTGCGCGGCGAGATCGGCGCCGAGGTGGGCGCAACGAAGAACAGCCGCGTGCGCGTCGTGCAGTCATGGATGGACCTGCCGACGACGCAGCGCGCCGAGGTCTTCTCGCAAGCCGCGTTCGATGTGCAAGGCATGTTCGATCCGGACACCGGCGCGATGTACCTCGTCGCCGACAACATCGATCCGGGCGCCGCGTTCTCAGTGCTGATGCACGAGGCGGGCGTGCATGCGGGCCTGAAGCCCTTCATCGGAGAGCAGAACGTCGCAGCACTCGTGCGCGAATTGCGCGCCTGGGCTGCGGTGGACGCCGACACCGACGAGGGCAGGCTCGCGCGCGCCGCACTCGATCGCATCCCGAGCGACACGCCGGCAGAGCACATCGACGAGGAGCTCGTCGCGTACTTCGTCGAGGAGGCCGTCGCAGCAGGGCACGGCACGCCGAAACCGCAGGGCGGCGGTGCGATTCAGCGCTGGTTCGCGAAGCTGCGCAGCATGATCCGCGAAGCCTTGCGCAAGCTGAGTGTCACGCCCAAGGATCTGAAGGTCGACGACATCGTGGCACTCGCTCGCGGCGCGCTCGAGCGCACTCTCGCCGGTGGCAAGGCAGAGCGAATCTACCGGGCGTCCGACACGCGCCAGTCACGCGCGGACGAACTCTCGCGCCTGGTGATGAAACGCAAACTTGGCAAAGGTGACACGAAGCTCACCGCGGCGATGACGGCGATTGCTGAGTTTGACGCGAACTTCCAGCGGCCGACGCCGTTCGGCTCGACGGTGCCTGAGATCACGAAAGAGATCGACCCGGGATTCACGGTGAAGGCACTCGGCCCCTCGCTTGCACAGGAGAAGGGCGTCAAGCGCATGTGGGAAATCTTCCCGACGGGCTCGACCGTTCGCAGCGGCTATCTCTTCGACGACGGCAAACGTGTCTGGGTCGATGTGTCGCGCCTGATCAGCGGCAAGGACGCCGGCAACGCGATCTATGCGATCGCGGCCGGATATGCCCACAACAACGGCAAGCTGTTTGTCGGCGACCCTGCTGGTCTCTCGCCGATGGCGTGGCATCGTCGGCTCGAGAACATGATCAGTTCAGCGCTCAAGTTCGGCACGACTGATCACCTTGAACCCCACGAGGCGCAGATCGACCCGAAGGCGTACTACGCGGACACCGATGAGGAGTGGGCGAAGACGCTGCGTGCGATCGACTGGGAGCCTGGGAACACGCCGCATAACCTGAAGGAGATGCTCTACACTTCGTACAAGGCCGCGATCGACGCGGTCCCGAAACTGAAGGATGTCATCTATGACTTCAACCGTGGCGAGTTCATCGACTCTGGAACAGGAGACGTCCTCGATGATCGCGCTCTGCGAGCGCTTGTATCCGGAGATGTCCCGAAATCAGGCCAGCGGTATCGCGGGGGAAGCAGCACGGCGAAAAGAGCGGCTCTCGTCAATACCCTTCTACGGGAACAAGGCGAAGGAGGAGGGCGACGCGTACTGGATTCGCTTGTCGATCAGCTACGGAGTGGGCGACCCCAACTTCGACTGAAGGACACGTTCTACAGCCGTTCCGGCAAGGCCACACACGGGCCTGCATTCGATTTCTTCATCGCCAAACACCTCAAGCTCACCAAGGAAGAAGTTCCGTCGTGGGCTGGGGATCTGCCAGCGCACCAGCAAGACACCCTTCGCAAAGTCGGCCTGATCCACGAACAGCCGACGCTCGCCGGCCGCGTGCGCGAGGCCTTCACCGATTTCCGCAAGAAGTTCGTCCAGGGCGTATTCGACCAATACGCACCGCTCAAGGATCTGGATCAGCGCGCCTACATGCTGGCGCGCATGTCCAACGCATCCGACGGCGGCCTCGAGGCGATGCTCTTCTACGGCAAGCCCGAACTCGACGATGGCGTACTCGATGTGAAGGTGGGCGAGGGCGGCGGCTTCATTGACGCGCTGAACCACCTCGAAGGCGAGCACGACCGGTTCTTCGCATGGGTCGCCGGCAAGCGCGCGGGCGAACTCAAGACCGCCGGAAAAGAGAACCTGCTCACGGGCGACGACATCTCGTTCCTCGGCAAGCTCAACGAAGGGAAGATGCCCGACGGCACCGCGCGCGAACTCGCCTATGCGAAGGCGCTCGGCAAGCTGCGCGAGTTCAATAAGGCGACGCTCGACATCGCCGAGAAGTCGGGCCTCATCGATGGCGAGAGTCGACACCTGTGGGAGAGCGAGTTCTACGTTCCCTTTTACCGCGTCATGGAGGAGGGGATCGGCGGGCCGAGCATCAAGAGTGGTCTCGTCGGCCAGCAGGCGTTCAAAAAGCTGCGCGGCGGCACGCACGACCTGAACGACCTTTTCGCGAACACGCTCACGAACTGGTCGCACCTGCTCTCAGCATCGGCGAAGAATCGCGCGGCGCTGGAGAGCATGAAGGCTGCGGTGCGCGCGGGCGTTGCCGAGGAAGTGGCCGCCGGCACGAAGGGTGCCGTCAAGGTCATGGAAGGCGGCGAGCAGAAGCACTACGCGATCAGCGATCCCTACGTCGCTGACGCAGTGATGGCGCTCGAATGGGCGGGCTTCGGTCCGATCATGAAGCCGTTCCAGATGTTCAAGCACTTCCTCACCGCCGGCGTCACGATCAGCCCGACCTTCAAGGTCGCGAACCTGCTGCGCGACTCAATCGCCGCGATCGGCCAGGCGCCGGTCTCATACAACCCGCTCGACAACCTCGCGAAGGGCTGGCAAGCCACGTACAAGGGCAGCCAGACCTACGTCTCGATGCTCGCAAGCGGCGGCATGTTCCGCATGGGTACGTCGCTCGAGGCGGACCGCGCGAAGCATGCGAAGCGGCTCGTGCAGGCCGGCATCAAGGAGGCCGACATCCTCGATACGAAGGACAAGGTGCGCGCGCTCTTCGCGAAGACGTGGGACGCCTACAACGAGCTTGGCGACCGCTCCGAGAACATCAACCGCGGAGCGCTCTACACGCGCATGCGTGAGGGCGGCGCGGGCAAGCTCGAATCCGCCTTCGCCTCACGCGACCTGATGGACTTCGGCTTGCAGGGCAAGTGGGCGATCGTTCGGTTCCTCACGCAGGTCGTGCCCTTCATGAACGCGCGGCTGCAGGGCCTCTACAAGCTCGGCCGTGCTGCGAACGACGACCGTGCACGCTTCGCCTACGTCGTCGGCGCCGTCGCGGCCGCGTCGCTCGCGCTGATGCTCCTTCAGCAGGATGACGACGACTGGAAGAAGCGCGAGGACTGGGACCGCGACGCGTACTGGTGGGTCAAGCTTGGCGACCACGCTGTGCGCATCCCGAAGCCCTTCGAGATCGGCTCGCTCGGCACGCTCGCGGAGCGCACCTGGGAACTCGCGTTCAACAAGGAGATGGACGCCAAGCGCTACGGCGCGCGGATTGGCGACATGCTGGCGAACACCTTCGCGATGAGCCCGGTTCCGCAGCTGGTGAAGCCGCTCGTCGATATCTATGCGAATCAGGACAGTTTCACCGGCCGCCGCATCGAGACGCTCGGCATGGAGCGCTTGCAGAAGAAAGACCGGATCGGGCAGGGCACGTCGGAAGCCGCACGCATCCTCGGCGCCGCCGGCTTGCCGGATCCGCTGCAACTGCTGCAGGGCCGCTATGAGTCGATCTCGCCTGTGCAGATGGATGCGCTGATGAAGGGCTACTTCGGGACGCTCGCGATCGGCGTGAATGCCGGGCTCGACATGCTGCTGCGCCCCCTCATGGGCCGCGCCGATCGCGCGGATCAGGGCATCTCTGCAACGCCCGTCGTCGGCCGCTTCCTGCGTGATCTTCCCGAGGAGCAGAGCCGCTACGTCACGCAGCTGTACGACCGCGCTGCAGAGATCGAGCAGGTCTATGCGTCGTATCGGGATGCGCTCAAGCGCGGCGACAAGGAGCGTGCGGCCGAGATTTCCGCTGACGAGGGCGACAAGCTGCGCCAGTACCGGTCGATGGAGGCTGCCAAGCGCGGCATGGGCAACCTGAACACGGCGATCAGGAAGATCGAGGACGACCGCACGATTGATCCGGAAGAGAAGAAAAACCGGATCGATAAGATCAAGGCGATGCAGGATCGCCTCGCTCGCCACGCGGAAGCGGCGATTTAGAAGATCAGGCCGAGCACCTTGATGGCGGTCACAAGGACGCCACCGATCACGATGGCGCCGAGGCCGATGCGCGACCACTCATCGCGCTCGGCTGGCGTCGTGACTTTGAAGAAGAGGGCGATGGCGCCGATGACAGCCCATCCGGCGAGGATGGCGAATCCGTTCATTCGGTTGGCAGGTCAGTCCTTGCGTTCATAAAGCGCGGCAACTTTTCGGCCTGAGATCGAAATGACCGGGCCAGGGGTATTGCTGATCTTGCCATGCACAATGAACTTCTCCACGTCGACAGTGCCAGTGAGATCAAGCGTGAAGTTCTGCAAGGCGCCGAATACTGAATTCAGAGCGCCACGATAGTGGGCTACTTCAATTACAGCCCTGGCTTGATTTCCATGGACATCTATCTGCCCACGATAGAGATAGCTCGCGTCACCACCGTTGATCGTGCCGTCAGCGATCACGGCGAGACCCGCACCAACGTTTTGAGGTCCTACTGAAAAATCAACGAAGAAAATTCCAGAGATCATTGCTTGTTACCTCATCGTTTGTGAATTGGGAGTCTTTCTTGGCCGTAGCTAAGCCTCTACGGAGGTGCACAATGGTAGCCAACATACTGCGATGGGCTTGTGAAAAACTCCGAGATCTTGTAACCGCCTCCTGCCTTGAATCGTCGCAATGTGCAAGGTTCGGGGGATGGATCAACCGAACCCGACGCCCGCGCATCCGCTCGACGACGCCGCTTTCCGCAATGACATCATCGCCGGCCTTGGTCTGAAGCCCGGGGAGAACATCTATCGACGCTACGCCTTCGCCGTCGAATTCTTCCGCACCAAAAGCACTGTCGTCTCCGCGCTGCGCGCCGGCTACTCCGAGAGCTACGCGAAGAAGCGATCCTACGAACTGCCGCGCGACCCTGTTGTGCAGCAGTTCATCGCCGAGTTCATGCGGCGCGAGCAGGCAGCCGTCGAGCGCGCGATCGAGAAGCGCGCGGACGAGATCGCCGAGGAGGCGCTGACTCGCAACTGGGTGCTCACGCAGTTGAAGGACAACGTGCTCGTTGCAAAGGGCTTGAAGGCGCCGACGGATGAGGAGGGCAACGAGGTCGGCAAGCGTCGGCTGAACCTGCCGGCCGCGAACCGAGCCCTTGAACTTCTCGGTACCGAGCTCGGCATGTTCGCCAAGCAGCCGGAGAAGGCGCCTGACACCGGCAAACTGCCCGACCTCGAACTCGACCGGAAGATCGCGGACCTGCAGCAGCAAGTCGGCGTGCTGTCCGGAGCGTCGGCGTCGAAGCACTGAGGTCGACATGCTGCTCGGCGAACTCGAAAAACTGCCACCGAAGCAACAGCTGCTCTACCTGCTCGAGGAGAAGAAGCGGCGCTCAAGCCAGAACAAGCTCGCGACCCTGTACCCAGAGACGGGGCCACTGCGGCGCGAGCTCTACCCGAAGCACATGGAGTTCTTCGCCGCGGGCCTGACCTACCGCGAGCGCTGCGCCATGTGCGCGAACCGGATCGGAAAATCCTTCGGCATGGGCGGCTACGAGTCGTCCCTGCATGCGACGGGGCTCTATCCGGACTGGTGGAAGGGCAAGCGCTTCGACGGCGCAAACGACGGCTGGGCGGCAGGCAAGACGAACGAGACGACGCGCGACATCGTGCAGAAGATCCTCTTCGGCGATGTGCTCGGCAGCGGCGCGAGCAAGCGGCTGTCCGGTCCCGGGCTGATTCCTGGGCTCAGGATCGGCGCCGTCACGTGGAAGCAGGGCGTCACAAACCTCGTCGACACCGTGCAGGTCAAGCACGTGTCGGGGGACTGGTCCGAGGTGGGGCTCAAGTCCTACCAGCAGGGGCGCGGCGCCTTCGAAGGCACGGAAAAGCACTGGGTCTGGCTCGACGAAGAGCCGCCGGAGGACATCTACGGTGAATGCGTGATCCGGACCGCGACCACAGACGGGACCGTGTATCTGACCTTTACACCGCTCGATGGCATGACGCAGACCGTGATGTCCTTCTTGCCCGCCAACTTCGACGAGGTCATGCGCGAGGCCGAGAGTGCCTGAGATCACCCGATCGAAATACCTGGTGATGGCGGGCTGGGAGCACGCGCCACACCTTGACGACAAGGCGAAGCAGGAACTGCTCGACTCGACACCCGAGCACCTGAAGCTCGCGCGCTCGAAGGGCATCCCGCGGCTCGGCGACGGCGCTGTGTTCCCAATCTCCGAGGACAAGATCCGCATCGAGCCGATCCCGATTCCAGATCACTGGGTACGCATCTGTGGCCTCGATTTTGGATGGGATCACCCGACGGCCGCATGCTGGCTGGCGTGGGACCGCGACGCCGACATCATCTACGTCTATGACTGCTACGGCGCGTCACGCACGGTCATCTCAGTGCATGCGTCGGCGATTCGGTCGCGCGGCACGTGGATCCCGATCGCCTGGCCGCATGACGGCTATCAGACGAAGGACGCGAAGAGCGGCGAGCAACTCGCGCAGCAGTTCCGCAACGAGGGGCTGCCGATGCGCCTGGAGCACGCGCAGTTCCCGCCGCTGGCAGACGGCGACCCGAAGGAATCGCGCATCTCGGTTGAGGCGGGCATTCAGGAAATGCTCACGCGCATGCAGACTGGGCGCTGGAAAGTCTTCTCCACCTGCACGAAGTGGTTCGAAGAGTTCCGCCTGTACCGGCGCGAGAAGGGCGTCATCGTGAAGCTGCTCGATGACCACATCTCGGCGAGCCGCTACGGGATGATGGACCTGCGCTTTGCCGTCACGCCGCCGCGTGAGACGCGCAGATCGCGCGAGCAGAAGCGCTACAACTGGCGCGTCATGTAACTCATCCCTTACGAGGCGCAAGGCGGGTTGCAAGACTGCCCGCGAACCGGATGGACCGGTACGCGAGCGCAATGCAACCGAACCTCACCGAAGACCGCACGAAGACCGACGCTGACGAGATCAGCGCAACGGAGTTCGTTTCGATCGTCGAGGAAGTCCGGCAAGAGCCGGCATGGCGGCGCCGCGCGAACGAGGAAGCCGACTACTACGACGGCAATCAGATCGACCAGGCAACGCTCGCCGAGATGGAAGCACTCGGCATTGCGCCGTCGATCGAGAACCTGATCGCGCCGACGATCGACAGTGTGCTCGGCCTCGAGGTGAAGACCCGCACTGACTGGGTTGTGAAGCCGGCGAAGGACAAGCGCTGGCAGGACGTAGCCGACGCACTGAGCGTGAAGCTCAACGAAGCCGAGCGCGAGACGCGCGCTGATCGCGCCTGCTCGGATGCCTACGCACCGCAGATCAAGGTCGGACTCGGATGGGTTGGCGTGTCTCGAAGCCAGAACCCGTTTGAGTACCCGTATCGCGTCGAATACATCCATCGCAATGAAGTCTTTTGGGACTGGCGCAGCCAGAAGCCGGACCTGTCCGACGCGCGCTTCCTCGTCCGCAAGAAGTGGTACGACGCCAAGACGATCGGGCTCATGTTCCCCGATCGCAAGGAACTCATCGGCGCCGCCGCGAGCAATCTCGACGACCTGACGCTCTTCGCGTCCTACGGCACCGACCTTGCGGGCGACGCGGGCGATCCGCGCTCGTGGCCGTGGGACGAAGAATGGCGCGACTACGCCGGCCGCATGTGCCTGTACGAAGCCTGGTATCGCCGTTGGGTGCGCGGCCTCGTGCTCAAGCTGCGAGACGGTCGGGCGATCGAGTTCGACCGCAAGAGCCAGTCGCAGGTACAGGCCTTGGCCGGCGGCATTGCTCAGCTGCAGGAGGCCGTCTTTCCGAAGCTGCGCCTTGCGTGGTTCGCAGGCCCCCACAAGCTGGCTGACGTCCCGACGCCGTACCGACACAACCGCATTCCCTACGTGCCGTTCTGGGGGAAGCGCGAGGATCTCACCGGCGTCCCCTACGGGCTCGTGCGGTCGATGCGCTCGATGCAGGACGAGATCAACGCGCGCAACTCGAAGCTGATCGCGCTGCTTGCGAGCAAGCGGATCACGATGACGGATGGCGTGGCGCTCGACGAGCCGGATGTCGTGCGGCGCGAGGCATCGAAGCCGAACGCCGTCCATGTGCTCGACGCAGCGAAGCTGCAGCAGGGCGGCGTCTTCAAGGTGGAGACCGACTTCGCGCTCTCGCAGCAGCAATACCAGGCGCTCGTCGACAAGCGCACGCAGCTGAAGAACGTTGCCGGCGTCTATCCCTCGTTCGAAGGCGCCAACTCCAACGCGAACAGCGGTATCGCGATCCAGTCGCTAGTCGAGCAATCGACGCAGACGCTCTCCGACATCAACGACAACTATCGATTCGGCCGAGCCGGCGTCGGCGAGTTGCTGCTCGATCTGATCATCGAGGACATGGGCCACTCGCCCGAAGAGGTCGAGGTCGAAGTGCCGGGCAAGCAGCCCAAGATCGTGCGTCTCAACGAAGAGATCCCGATCGACCCGGGCGTCACCGGCATCTCCAACAGCGTGCAGCAGGCGCGCCTGAAGGTCGCGCTTGCGGACGTGCCGAGCACGGCGAGCTACCGCACGCAACGTCTGATGATGCTCACCGAACTCACGAAGAGCCTGCCGCCGCAGATCCAGGCGCTTGTCATTGACTTCGTGATGGCCTCGACGGATCTCCCCGAGCGCGACGCGATCATCGAGCGCCTGCGCACGAAGCTCGGGCTCGACGACGGACAGCAGCAAGGCCAGATCCCGCAGACGCCCGAGCAACTTCAGCAGTTCGTTGCACAGCACGTGCAGCAAGCGCTGGAGCAGGCCGGCGTGGTCGAGCGCATGAAAAAGCTCTCCATCGAGGACCGCAAGGCCGCGGTCGCCGAGGCCGACGCCGAGACGCGTCGCCTCGACTCGCAGACCCGGCGACTCGCCGTCGAGAACGCCGACGAACACAAGACGCTCGAGGCCGGACTCGCGGCCGCGAGCATTCCGCAGGTTTCGCCGCCGCAAAGCGATATGCGGCCCGACTTGGCCGGTCAGCCAAACGTTCAACCTCCTGCGCAGCCCAGCGATACGGGCCTCGGTGCGTCCGAGTGGAGTCCGCAGTGATGCCGAAAGACCTCTCGCACTACATCGACAACCCCGCTGACATGTCGCAGCTGTCGGCCGAGCAACTGGAGACGCTGATGAGCGGCGGTGACATCGCCGACACCAGCACGTCGGCTGCCCTCGCCACGCCTGCAGAACCTGTCGCACCGGCCACGCCCGCTGCGCCGGCTGCTGCTGATCCGGCTGCGCCGGCCCCGGCGGCCCCGGATCCGAATACGCCGGCAGCACCGAACCCGGACGCAGTAGGGAGCACTCCCAATCCCGATCCGGCTTTGACGCCCGACGGTGTGCTCGCGAAGGACGGCAAGCACATCCTGCCGTTCAAGGTTGTCGAGGAGCTTCGTAGCAGCAACAAGGACATGCTCGACCGCCTGACCGAACAGTCGGCACAGCTCGCAACGCTGCAAGCCGAAAAGGCTGGCGGTGCCGCGGCGCCTGTTGCTGCCGCTGTCAGCGAGGAAGATCTCGCGGCCCTTGAGGCCGACGGATACGGCGCGTTGGCGAAGGTCTTGCGCTCGCAGCAAGCGCAGATCGTGAAGCTCACGGGCGAACTGCAAGGGGATCGCGAGGCACGCGCGGCAGACAGTCGCCAAACCCGGACCGAGACGGTTCAGGACGCGATCGACGCCGTGCCGAAGCTCGCAGCCCTGCAAGCGCTCGGCGAGAAGGAATTCGGTCGCGCCCAGCGCATCGACGCGCTGCTCTCTGATGACCCCGAGTGGTCCGGCAAGTCGCTGTCCGAGCGGTTCGCCCAGGTCGCGAAGGTCTACGAGTCGATGTACGGCGACATCAAGTTGCCCACTGCCGATACACCCGCGGCCGCTGCGGACCCTGCGTCCCCGGCTGCCGACCTCACCCCGGCGCCTGCACGGCGTGTCCCGGCTTCCATGTCCGACATCCCCGGCGGCTCGATGCCCGCCGTCGATGCGCTGGCCGAAGTCGAGAACGCGAGCGCGCCGGAGCTCACGCAACGATTCCTCGCGATGGCGCCCGACAAGATCGAGGCGTTCCTCGCGCGGCTCTGAACTTCAAGGAGTAGAACATGGCTGAAACCAGCATCCCGTTCGGTTCGCCGCAGGCCGCGAAGGTCTTCGGCGCCGGACTCTTCGCTTTCCAACAGAAGACCTCGATGGTCAAGCGTCTGCTCACCGCACCGACGCCGACCGAGGCCGCCACCGCTAGCAAGCTCGAAGGCCAGCAGACGGCACCGGGCATGCCGATCGTTGAGGTCATGGACCTCACCAAGACCGCCGGTGATCGCGCTCAGCTGGACTGCGTCGATATCGTGACGGCCTACCCGATCATGGGTGACCGCAACGCCGAGGGCCGCGGCTCTCCGATGTCCTTCTCCAACATGGACATCGAAATTGACCAGTGGACGTTCCCGCTGGCCGCCGGCGGCAAGATGAGCCAGCAGCGCTCGCCGTACAACCTGCGCAAGCTCGCGCGCTCGCAAGCTCTGGGGCTCGTGAATCGCTACCACGACCAGGGCGCGATCATTCATCTCTCCGGCGCGCGCGGCACCGAAGACGGCGCTGACTGGGTGATCCCGCAGGCGTCGCACCCCGAGTTCAGCGACATCCTGATCAACGATCTGCTCCCGCCGACGGCGAACCGCTACTTCGCGGTCAGCGGCTCGGACCTCGTGCAGGACGTGACGCACGTCGGCGCGCTCGCTTCGACCGACGACCTGAACCTCGGGATCCTCGACCAGACGCGCGGCTGGCTCGACTCGCTCGCCTTCGGCCTGCAGTCGGTGCGCATCCCGGGCGATGAGGCCGCGGACGATCCGATGTGGCTGTTCTTGGCCCCCGGCCCGGTCTATGCCTCGCTCCTCGCCGAGGGGCAGGTACGTGCCTTCCAGCAGAACGCGATCAACCGCGCGAACTTCGGCGCGAAGCACCCGCTGTTCATGGGCGAAGTGGGCATGTGGAACGGCCAGCTTACCCGGAAGCTGCAGCGCTTCGTCTCGTTCGGCAACGGCGACACCGTGAGCGTCACCAAGGCGGACGGCACCATCCAGTCGGTCACCGTCTCCGGCCTTCCGAACGGCCACCGGTTGTACCGCTGCCTGCTTCTTGGCGCGCAAGCGCTCGGCATCGGCTACGGCAAAGACTCGGCTTCCGGCACGCACTACTCGTGGTCCGAAGTGCTGCTGGACCACGGCCGCAAGCCCGAGTTCGCCTGCTACGGCATCGAGGGCAAGAAGAAGGTTCGCTTCAGCGTGCCGGACGTCAATGGCAACAAGGTCGTGACCGACTTCGGCGTTGTCGTGATCGACGTGGTCGCCAAGGCTCCGATCAACAGCTAATCGCGGGCCGGGGCGACCCGGCTTGCTGGAGAGTGACATGAACGTGTTCGCACAGGACTACAACCGCAAGCCGCAGGTTGGCGGTCCCTTCGGCAACGCCTTTCACCGGGCGTACAAGGCGGCAGGCGCACCGGCCAACGGTGAGAAGTTCTATCTCGGCGTCATCCCTGCCGGCACTGAAGTGAGCGGTTTCTCGACCGTGTATGACGACTTCGGCACCGCCATCACCTTCGACTATGGCTTCGAGCCGGTGGATCCGGTCGTCGGGCCGGCGGCGAATGCGACCTACTGGTTTAACGCGCTGGACGTCGCCACGGCGGCGGGCCGTGCGCAGTCGGTCGCGAAGCCGGTCCGCTTCAACACGGCGGTGAAGCTCGTCGTCACCGTGCACGGCACGATCTCCGGTTCGCCGGAGGTCTATTCGGTCGTGAGCGGCGAAAGCCTGGGTCCGCTGTAACCGCAAGCAGGAGGGGCGCAATGCCCCTCCTCGAAGGGACAAGCATGAACAGAACACGAATCGTCGGCATCCGCTACCGCGGCAATCGGCCGGCACAGGCTGACACGGTGTGTCGCACGGGTGCGGTGTGGGCGCCTGGTCAGGTGCTCAACTTCTCGCGCGCGCTGGCCGATCTGCTCGTTCGCAAGCATCCGGACGTGTGGGAGGAGGCGGCCGTCGATTACGCGGCTTCGACGTATCTTTCCGCGCCGTCGGCAACGAAGAGTGCCGAGCCGGTGGCCGTGGTGAATCTGAGCACCATGAACGCGGCCGGGCTCGCGTCGTTCGCGCGCTACGAGTTCAACCGCGTGCTCGACGAGACGCGCCAAGTCGATGACCTGCGCAGCGAGGTGCTCTCGCTCATGCGCATGGAAGTTGCCGGCGAGCCCGCGATTCGCGATCACGAGCGCTTCGTCGTGACGCATCCGGTGACCGCCGACGAGTACGCCGCGTTCATGCACGGCATCGTCGAGTTGCGTCTCGTGCCGGTGCGCGATGTCGAGTTCGAAGAGGACACCGCCAGCGACGACTCGCACGGCGAGGGCACGCCGCCGGCCTCGACCGAGACGAAGCCCGCCACCGTCGAGGGCGCTGACACATCGAAGTGCGAGGGCGAGAAAGACCCGACCCTTGAGGAGTTGCTCGCCTCGCTTGATCGCGACGGCCTGTTTGCATTCGCTGAGCAGGAGCGCGAACGCCTTGCGGCAAAGGGCATCGAAGGCCTGCACAAGAAGTGGCCGAACGACCACATCCGGCGCGTGCTGAAGAAGGCGCTGTCGGAGGCCTGATGGCGCTCAAGCTGCAGGACGTCATCGATCTGGCTCGCATCGACCTGAACGATGCGGACAAGACCGGCTACCCGGACGCCGAGTTGCTGCGGCACGCGATTGACATGCTGCGCGAGGCGCTGTCGGTCCGGCCGGACCTGAAGCTCGGGCACTACGAGGACGATGAGCCGGCCTACGTAGCGGGCTCCGACTTCCCGCTGCCGGCGCGCTACTCCCGCGCGGTTGCCGATGCGGTGATCGCGCGCGCGCAGAGCAAGGAAGACGAGGGCGCCGCGCTCGATCGGGCGCCGGCCTACCTGCAGCTGTTCCGCCTCGCTCTCACCGGTTCGAAAGGCTGAACGATGGCGAACTTCTATTCGACGCTGCTCGACGACATCCTGCCGAGCCTCCCGTCTTGCGAGAACGCAATGGCGCTCTTCGCGCTCAAGCGCGCTGCGCAAGAGTTCATGAAGAAGACGCAATGCGATCAGCGTGTGATCGATCCGAGCATCGCCGTGACTGCCGGCAATGCCGCCTATGCCGTTCCCGTGCCGGCCAACATGGAGCTCGTGACGGTCACGAAGCTGGCGCTCGACGGAACCGAGCTTCGTCCCGTGCCTCGGGACTGGCTCACCGAAGAAATGGAAACGCTCGCCGGCACGCCGTCGCACTTCGTCGTCGGGCTCGACGGCGCCGTCACGCTGTGGAAAAAGCCGACGGCGGGCGGGACGCTCACCGGAAAGATCGCCGTCGCGCCGCTGCCGACTGCGACCGACATCCTCGATCCGATCGCCAACGCTTTCAGCGAGGACATCGCGGCCGGTGCACTTGCGCGGCTGATGCTGATGCCGAACAAGCCCTGGACGCAGGTTGAGCTTTCCGTCGCGCACCGAAGCCGCTTCGACAACGCGATCGACCGTGCGAAATACGAAGTGGCAAAGGGGCGCTCTCGCAGCGCCATGCAGTCGGATCTCTGGACGATCGGGGGACGTTGATGCTGCATGACGAGAACCTTGCCCGCGCGCGCCGCGCCGTTCCTCTCGCGGTGGGCCATAGCGCACTGACGAGCAAGGCGGTCAATGCCGCGACCTACGCGGGCGCGGGCTCTGCGATGTTCTTCGGCTTCACGGCGAACGAGTTCGCTGCGCTCGTTGGCGCGGTCGTTGCCGTGGCCGGGCTCATCTGCTCACAGTTCTGGAGCTGGCAGAAGGATCGTCGGCTGCGCGCGGCGATTGAGGCCGGCAAGCTGCAGATCAACATCGACGAGTGAGAGCCATGCAAACGACGATGAGCGACTCCTTTTTGCAGGCCTTCGCTGCGCTGATGGGCAATGAAGGCGGATACAGCCACAACCCGAACGATCCGGGCGGCGAAACCATGTGGGGCGTCACGGCCCGCGTTGCGCGCGCGTGGGGCTATACCGGGCCCATGCGCGATCTGCCGCTCGGGACCGCACGCCAGATCGCAAAGCACCTCTACTGGGATCCGCTGCGCTGTGATGAGTACGACCCGCGTATCGCCTTCGAGATGTTCGATGCGAACTACAACGGCGGTCGTCCCGTCGTCTGGGCGCAGCAGGCGGCCGGCGCGAAGGCCGACGGCGTCATCGGTCCGAAGACGATCGCTGCGATCAAGGCCGCTGACCCGCAGGTGTTCCTGATGCGCTTCGTCGCGGCGCGCCTGCGCTATTACACCGCGTGCGGGGGCTGGCCGACGTTCGGCCGCGGCTGGGCCAATCGCTGCGCGGACAATCTGATCAAAGGAGCCGTCTGATGCTTCCCATTGCGCTCGCGCTCGCGCAGTTCGCACCGATCGTCGCGGGCTGGCTTGGCGGCCCGAAGGCCGAGGATGTTGCAACGAAGGTCGTCGGCATCGCGAAGACGATCACAGGTCACGATGATGCCAACGCTGCGCTGCAGGCGATCCAGGCCGATCCGAACCTCGCATACCAGTTCCAGAAGGCGGTCGTCGAACAGCAGGTGCAGCTGGCGCAGATTGCGGCCGAGGTCGAAAAGGCGCAGATCGCAGCTGACGTCTCGAACACGGCAACGGTCAACCAGACCATGCAGGTGGAGGCAAAGTCGGACCACTGGCCGACGTATAGCTGGCGGCCCTTCATCGGGTTCTCCTTCGGCGTCATGGGCCTCACCTGCGGGGTCACCGTCGCGGCCGCGTATGGCGGCGTGATGCTCGGCGAGGCAAAGCCCGAGGTGCTCACCTATCTGCCGGGCATGCTCGGCGCAATGGCCGCCGTCATGACGACGATGGCGCCGATCCTTGGTGTCGCCGCGTGGTTCCGCGGAAAGATGCAGGCGAACCCGAGCGTGTCGAGCGACAACCGCGGCTGAACAAGGAAGATCCCATGACACAAGGGCAGCCGGATTTTGACGGACAACGATTCATCGCCGTGCTACAGGCGCAGCGCAATGCGGCGCTCGACACCGTCGCGCAGTGCGAGGCGCGCATCGCATCGCTCGTTGCGCGCATTAGCGAGCTAGAGAGACAGCTCGCCGGACCAGCGGCAGAAGAACAGAAGACCAACCCTAGAACTCGCCGTTGATATACTCGATCGCGATAAAACGAGGGGGCTGAAATGCGTGAGGCAATGCTCGCGGGGCAAGTTTTGATTACTGGCGCACGTCATTCGATCGCCTCGATGGCGACCTTCAGCGGATGGCTTATGGCAGGGACGGGAGCCACCTTTACGTTTTTCCTGACCAACATGGAGAAACTCGACAAGGTCGTTGCGCCCAACAACCTGAAGCTTGGGCTGAAGGTCGCGGTCGGGACTATTCTTCTCGGCGCACTCGTAAAGTACCTCAGCAATATTCTCGAGGGCGCATTTGCGGCGAGCCAGGACGCCCAGGCTTTGGCCGAGTTCGCGGCGAAAGCAGAGCCGCCGCTTGATTTGGACAAGCTCATGTTCGAGGTTGGGCGAGGTGCTCTGCCGCCCCATCGTTGGTTCATCACACGCATGATGAAGAAAGCAGCAGGTGGTGATGTGAGCGCGGGGCCGCGATTCCTGAGTGTCTTGGCGCAGATGGTCGGCTACCTAACGGTGCTCCATGCAGTCAGTGTGGTAGTCGCCGGATACGTCATCGTGGCTGGCTTGTAACGCAGCCTTGAGCACGCGCTGGCGATGGTCCAAACGAAGCACAACTCATTGCCCCGTGGGATGCACTAAGCTGGTCTGCCGCTGGAGTCCTCGGGGCCCGACCTAGGAACCTCCGGGCTCTGACTTGTATTCTCGAGCGCCTTCGAAATCCATTCCGCATCCATTGCTGCAACGACGCTCTTAAGGTCGGCACCGGACATTCGTGCTTCTCCAGCATCGGAGCCAGAGGAATCCTTGTGCGTCGGATTGGATTTTCTCCGCTTTCGGGCCTTCCTGGCCGGATTGTCGAAGTCCCGACTATTGGAGAACAGTCCAACACCTTCGTCGTTTGCTCGGAAGAACTGCTCACGGAGCTTTGCAAGATCGGCAGTCAGTTGATTGATGTCGTACTCCGTGGGGTGAGAATTGCTGGAGTTGAGCTCCAGCAGCGCCCGTGCTCGGTGCGCAATCGCTGCGTAGCGGTTTCCAACAGCGCAGTGAAGCGCGACATCTTTCTCGAGCCCGAGAAACGTAATGGACGCCGTAAGAACAGAGGCGATCGCCGACAAGACGGGCTTGAACAGATGTGCAAATCCGTCACCCAAAAAGGGCATGGCATTGACGAGGACGTCTTTTGTCATCAACTCTGAGGTGACGAGAGTAGAGGCTATGACTGCCAACAACCCGTAGACCGTCCGGTGCTGGTTCTTTCGCTTGGCCGATGAAAAATGTCGATCCTTGGCTTCTTTACAGTAGGTTTCGAGCAGAGCAACGCCGAGCAGTAGATTCGCGAATGCACGCATCACCATCTCCCGTCCTGGCGTTTCGAGCGGGGCGCTCGCCCAATGAGACAAGCATAGAAACAGACTGTCGTGTTGTAACCCAGCACTGAACACGCGAACTCCGCCGTGACAGCCTGCAAGGGTCCAAAAAGGCCCGCACATGCTGTATCGACAGGAGACATTCGGCGGCATCGCGCCGTCGAGCAGCGCCTTCGATCTTGAGTCCTACCAGGCTCAGGAGGCGCTCAACTGCCGTTTCGATCACGGCGATCTGCGACCATTCAACGACAGCGCGGCCGTTCCCGGCGTCACGCTCGCAACGGCCAGCGCGATCCGCAGCATCTATCGCTTCGGGCAGACACTCTCCAGCAAGACCCAATACTGGCTGCACTGGACGTCTGATGTGTCCGTGGTGCGCGGCCAGCTGAACGGCGACACGACGGAGCGCACGTACTGGACGGGCGACGGCGCGCCGAAGATGGGGGATTCGACCCTCATCCTGGCCGGTGGCGGCAACGGCTACCCGAATGCGTGGCTCACGCTCGGCGTACCCGCACCGGCCTATGCGCCGCTGGCCGACGTGCCGAGCGGGACCGCGACCGGAACGCCGCAGGGTGTGGCCTACGTCAGTACCTATGTGAGCACGCGTGGGGAGGAGGGGAAGCCTTCACCCGCCGTCGTCGTCACTGCCGGCGACGGCCAGTCGGTGACCCTGCACTTCCCGGACACGTCGCCGCCGTCGGGCGGCTATGACCTCGTCACGCGCCGGATCTACGCGACGACCTACGATCCGACGAGCGACACCGCTGTCTTCTACCTGCGCGCCGAGCAGGCAATCGCGATCGACAGTTACACGGATCCTGCGCCGGTGTCCGCTGGCACGAAGTCGCTCGAGTCGCGCTACTTCGACATGCCGCCGGCGGACATGCACTCGCTGATCGCGCTGCCGAACGAGTTCATGGCGGCCATCTCGGGCATCGACCTGTGCCTCTCGGTGACCGGTAAGCCGCACGCGTGGCCGGTTCGGTACCGGCCGTCCGCGGACACCCCGGGCGTCGGGCTTGGCGTCTTCGAGCAGACGATCGTGATGCTCACGCAGAACACGCCGTACCTCGTGCCGGCGACGGATCCGCAGTCGGCCAGCATGCAGCAGCTTGACTGGCCCTATGCGTGCGCGTCGCGTCGCTCGATCGTCTCGGTACCGGGTGGCGTGATATACGCGGCCGCCGACGGGCTTTGCTTCGTGGGCTCGACTGGACCGGCGGTGCTCACCGACGGCTTCTTCGACGCCAAGACCTGGCGCGCGATGTTCAACCCCGAGTCGATTCACGCGGTGTTCTACGACGGCAAGTACGTCGCGTTCTACGACAACGGCGCCGAGCAGGCCTGCCTCGTCTTCGATCCGCGCGACGCTCGCAAGCCGTTCGTGAAGCTCTCGATCCACTGCACGGCCGCATGGGTCGAGCGGAAGTCAGCAACGTTCTACATGGTCCGCGGCAAT